AGATCAGACGCCGCCCACACCGGGTCCAGCGGGTTGAAATTCGGGTCCGCCCACTTCCCCTCCGATGCCAGCACCTCAACCTGGTCCACCGGATCCAGCCCGGTCATGTTGATGCGCGCTTCAATGGCACGCATGGCCGAGCGGGTATCCTTGATGGCCACAGAGTTGGACATGTGCCGGACTTCACGCTGAACGTGCTTGCCGCTATTGAGTTTGGTCTGCTCGTAGGAAATGCGCATACCACGAGCAATGGAATCGAGCTTCGCGAGGAACTCGCGGCCCTTCTCCGGGTCCGCGACCGGGATCTCGCCGTACTCGGCGCGCTGCTCAACGGTCTCCTCATCACCGGACGGCAGATCAGTGCGGTAGCCGACTGTCAGCCCTTCGGACAGCTCTTCCTCAAACATGAGGTCTGAGACGCGGGACAGCTGAAGACGCTCTTCAACAGCGTCGTGAAGCAGATCGGGTGAGTCAACGAGGTCGTCCCACCCCAGCTCGCCGATTGCTTCGTAGGCAGAAGTGATTTCAGCCATGTCAATTCCTCCTAAGGAACCAGAAAGTTGGGGTTACGCGTTCGGGCAACCATTAAGTACAACAACGACAACGCCCTTGCGGGTAGCGCGAGCCGCCACGCCCACCTGCACAGTGCCGGTAGATGCGGCCATGCCGCCAGCGGCGGCGAACACGGCAGCGCCTGCGGGGATGTTCTCGTCAGTGCGGATCTTCACACCGTTCTGCCCGTACGAGACAGCCAGAATGTCATTACCGTCACCGCGGGGGTCGAGCGCCCCCGGCTCAGTGATAGCCCCGAATACCGGGCCTTCGGCGGTCGCCGGGGCGATCTTCCCCTCTTCGTTGATGGCGACGAGAGTGAACTTCTCAAGGTCCTGGGCAATCGGGTAACTGATCGCACCGGACGTGAAAGTAGCGTTAGACATGTAAGTACCTCCTACTTACGGTTCTTGCGGTTTGCATTGGCCTTAGCGATCAGCGATTCGACCTTGGACTGTGATTCCCCGGAACCAACGTTGCCGATCTCGCGCCGCGGGACAGTGTTCGTATCACGAGAGCCGTAAATGTCTTCGGCCAGCTTCTCGTCACGATCAATCACCTTGATCGCCTCATCCCGAGCCGACGCGGAAATACGGCCCTCCTGGATCCACCCGTCAACACGAGCATGGCGAGCGTTCTGGGCGCGCTCTGCCCGGACCTTCGCCCACTCGCGGTTCCCTTCAACGAGTTCGTTGTAGGTATGACGGTCCACAGTGACGGCATTCGCCGGGGCGCTAGCCGGAGGTTCACCGTCGCCGGTAGCCTCTTCGTCGTCCTCAGACAGGCCACGAACCTTCAGCGTCAGCGGGACCGCGGTGTCGTTCACGGTCACCGGGATCTCTACCGTCTCCCCGATCTCAGCGCCGGACGGGGCCTTGACTGTCACGACACCGGACTCAGCCTCAACGGACGCAGTCCAGCCGTCCGGGACGTCACCGATCTCAAACGTCAGACCCAGTCCCGCGGCAGCGCCACCGTCACCGTCGCCGACAGCGTTCTGCGCCGGAGCCGGATCACCCGAAGCATCTTCTCCCTCGGCCGGGGCGTCACCGATCACCGGCTCGACCGTGATCTTCTCAGTCGGCACGATCGGATTATCCGCCGGGTAAGTCACATCAACCTCACCGGACACCGTTACCTTTTCATTAAAAAAGCCGGAGAGTTCATTCTGAACTTCCTCCGGCGTCATGCCCACGGACTGGGCAAGCTTATTGAGAAACGACATTGCTTCTCCTCCCTGCCCATCACTGGGCATGTTAGTAGGTTCAGGCACCGATGCCGACCGGCTACCCGCAATCTTCGGCGGCGGAGCCGAAGACCGGCCCCGATACTTAAACTGGGCAAATATCTTCGACGTGCCAGCATCAGCCAGCGCTGCGGACGGTTTCTTCGCGTCCTCGACCGCATCAACCAGACCAGCGGCCACCGCCTCATCTGCGTCGTACCACGTCTCATCCGACATGCACCCAAGCCAGTCATCTAGCTCACCGCCGGCGCGCTCGGCGTAAATCTTCGCGATCTTCACGTCCTGGCGGGCAAGATCAGCCTTAGACCGCTCAATATCATCCGCGTTGCCCATCAGCACCGTCCACGCCTTGTGGATCATTAATTCCGCATTCGGGCGGATCACCACCCTGCCACCAACACCGGCGGCGATGAACGACGCGGCAGACGCAGCCAATGACTCCACCACCGTGGTGACCTCACCGGCATAGCCACGCAGGGCATTAAGGATTGCTACCCCCTCGTAAACGTCCCCACCACCACTGTTGATGCGGACGTTCACGGGCTCGCCGTTGAACTCTTTCAGCTGGTCCTCGATCGACCGTGCGGTGTTTTCCCAGCCGATATCGCCGTAGATCAAAATCTCATTCATCACGCCGCCTTCCCATGCGTGCCACGCGCCTACTCAGGTTCCTCAGTGACGCCGCCACCGACGAAGTGGACTCCCCCGCATCCTCATCAGGTTCTGGATCCACGAGAGTCACGCCGGCGTCCTGCTCCATCTCGCGCCGGTACTTCTTCGCCTCAAGCGCTTCCTTCAACGGGCGGGCCGCCGGGATATTCAGTAGCGAACGGACCCAACCCTCAAAGTTCGGCTCCTTCGTCAACACGCCCTTCGCCGCCAGGTCACCAACCACTGAAAGGTTGACCGCATTGTTCATCTGGATCTTCGGGACCTGCAGCATCGGCGCCGGCCCGTCATACTCCGGGAACGTCGCCGACACCAGATCCTCAATGACATGCTGGGTGAACGTCTTCGCGAACCAATCAGCCGAGGACTGCAAGTTGTTGACGAACTCACCGAGCATCGTTTCCGCCATGCCGTACGACCCACCCTGATTGTTCAGGTTCAGATGTGTCGCGTTGACCGTCAGCGCGATCTGATTGTTGTGGTGCAGAATCCCCGCGCTGATATCCGGAAGGGTTCCCGTCACACCCTTGAAATCCAGAGACGCGCCAGAAGGGACAGAGGAACCATCTGACTCGCCCGACGTGATGGACTTAGCCATCTCCTCGCCGGCGTCTAACTCCTCCTGCCGGAACTGCGGCTCAGTCAGCTCTGAACCTTCATAGACGGGGTGCCCCAAACCGTTGCGCTGGTACACCACCGACTGCAACGACTCGAGCTTATGAACCTCAAGATAGTGCTTCCACGCCGGGCGCAACACACTGTTACCCTCCCACGACGGACCAGTTTTCTGGAAGCTATAACACACCAGCCGATCAACCGGGATAAACACATCATCCCCGCCGTTGACCCCCCGCTGCGTGATACCTACCAGTCCACCGTCTTCAGCAGTATGGATCCTGCGGATCGTCTCATTCGGACGCAACGCCAACTTCCGCAACCGCTCACGCCCACCACGAGGCTCATACACCTGCTCAAAGAAAATGACACCAGTGAACACCGAATCCAGAGCCTGGGCCAGGTGCTCATCGAACGAGACCCTGCCCGTATTCCGCGGCACCTGACCGTCCTGCCCCTTCACCGGAAGACGCAGATCCGACGACACCACGTTCACAATATGGTCCGGAGCCCCGTTTGGTTCCAGCTCCCACCGGGCCTGCTCAATCGGTCGGCGAAACGCCGACTCAACCTGAGCGACCTTCGCTGACCCGTCACGCATCTCCGCGTACCGGCGTTGCCACTCCTGCCAACTCGCCGCGTCCCCAGACCGAGACCGAGACCTGCGCGACCACCGCGGCACAACCTTATGGCCTAACTCGCCCACGCCGGCCTCCTCTCAGACTTAATGGCCCGCGGCAACAACCGCATCGAGTGTTTATCCTCTTCAACCTTCTTGAACGTCGGTACCTTCACCTCAAAACGGTTCAGGCCCCACACCCCAAGGACAGCCGCCTGCAACGCCTGCGGATGGTTGAAATAACGGTCGAACCCGATGACCTGGCCCTTAGTGTCAGACCGCAGCTTCGATGACGTGAGCTCATCCACCCACACCTGCGACTCATCGTGCGTGATCTTCCCCTCGGCAAGGTGTCGCTGAAAATCCGGCCACGACTGCAGCACCGATGCATAATCCGGGGTCTGCACATCAACACCAGCACGCACCAGCGGATCAATCAGCACATGCGCCGCCGACTTCTTATCCACGATCACCGCGTCCGGGTCGATATCATCAACCAATCCCACGACCGCGGAGACTGTCTCATCCACCGTCATTCCCGGCTCATAGGGCGCGACCGACAAATGGTGCCCACCGCCACGAGTCCGAACATCAACAACAACCCGCGTCGCACTATCCACCGGCGACACTTCGATCACAACAACAGCCGAATTGAACTTCGGTGATCGCGGGCGTCCCAAAGCCGTCCATTCCACTACCGGCACGACCGGGGTGATCGCCTCAGCCAACTTGTCCACACGCTGGCACAAATTTTCAGTCCGGAACGCTGATTCAGACTTCGTCTCCATCTCGCCACGCAACGTCGACAACGTCAGCCGACCATTACCCAACGACGGGTTAGCCTGGATCCACGCCCGCTGATCCCTGTAGTCCAGCGTCGGATCCGCCGACCACTCAATCAGAAACGTCGTAGTGTCCTCGGTCCGCCCCTGCTCAATCGCCAACTGCGCCTTGTCCTGAACATCATTCAGAATCACCGACTCAAGATCACCAGCATTCGACGCAGCCAGAAGAAAACCGTTCGGCGGGGCAATCGTCGTGGACTTCAACGACTTCCAACCGCTCTCATCATGCTGCTCACGCAACTCATCCATGAACAGGAAATCATTCGTCGCACCACGCCCAGCGCCCTTAGTCACACCGATCGGGCGCAAGTAGCCCCCGGCCCTGGATCGGATGTACTTATTGCCGTTGTTGTTCGAGACCTTCGTGACCTTCTTACGGATCGCCGCGATCTCATCAACCTCATCGCGAATCTCCTCAAACAGTTTGTTCGCGTGGTTGTAATCCTGCGCGGAGATCATCATCTCCCCGACACGCATCCGAAACAGAATCCACTCGGACACGACCTTGGAGATCAGAGTCTTCCCCTGCTGGCGGGACAAGATGAACAGGCCCAGCGAGAATCGGAGCTTTCCATTCGGGAGACCATAGCGACGTTCCTCGTAAAGCTTCCGCCAAGCATCCCTGGTCCGGGTACCTGAATCACTAACCTGGTCCTCTACCGCGGCCCGAGCCATCGCCTCATCAAACTCGAGCACCTCGAGCGCGCCGATGATCGCCAACTCCTGCCAATCATCGAACTCAACACCACGAACCTTCCGCGCCCATTCAATGCAGTCGTGCCCCCACGAGGCAGAAGGGTTGGTGTAGATGTCATCACGCAGCGGCGGTGTCATGAACCGCGGCTCAACACCGCTGTACACATCACCACTCGTCATCATCATCACCCCCCACCAGGTCCAGGTTCTTCCGCCCCTGAGGGGTCAACCCCAGGTCAGTGAGATACCGCTGCAGAGTCTGATACGACGTGTTCAACGTCTTCACATCAGCACCCGACCCCAACTCGGAAGACTGATCCTGAATCAGCTGCGCCAACTGCAACGCCGCGGCAATCGCCCCCTCATCCCCATCAGTCAGATGATCCGCCTGCTCAATCGAACGCCGCACCGAATCAAACAACCCCGAGTCAAGAAAAGAATCCACGCTCACCACGGCAACTCCTTCCCGGCCCCCACCTCAGAAATATCTTCCTCCGGCGGCTCCACCCCATGCGTAGCGAACCACCCCGGACCATGCCGGGTCCACTTCGTGATAATCCTCCGATTGCACGACGAATGGATCAGTCGCCTCGGGGGGCGAGACGTATCGGCGTTGACATGGTCCGCCTCCACGACCCTGCCGTCGAAGTTCTGCGCCGCATCACGGAACATCGGCGCCCCGCAGTATTCACACTTCGTCCCGTCAACAAGATTGTGCCGCAAGCGCGCACGCGCCCTCTGATGGCTCTGTCCGTAGTCAGACATGAAGGCACCTCCAATCGGCCGCCCAGCGGCCTCCTAGGCAGGGATTTCAGCGACCCTCAGAGGGAGAGAGCTTCAG